ACAGGCATATTATTTGCCATGTTATTATTAATGGCATTATGTGTAGGACCAATAACTTATTAAGATGAATTTTAAAAACATAAAAGAGAGATGGAAAAAGGCCTGCACGACAGATAACGTTATAGACTTTTCTGTTGATGTAGGCCTTATCGCTTTTGATGTACTAGCAAGTCCTGTATTAATCGTTGTAAGAATAATAAGGTTCTACTTTAAGAAATTTGTCAATAAACATTTAAAAAGATTCCTCAAATGGTTCGCTCACAAAGTTTTACGATTATAAATAAATGTAAAACACCGTGTCTAAAAAATACACTAGAAGCGAATACGGATCGTATCAACCAAATAGTCCTTTAACATTACACTATATTGAAACAGGTGCTATCTTACCTGAAAAAGAAGAAGAGCCTAAAGTTATAAAAAGAAAAAGGGCGCCGAAGCGCCCTCGTTTATTATTAACAACAAAGGATTAATTATTGTACCATCTCTTTAGATGGATCTAAATCTAAAACTGATTTAGGCGACCACATATTCTCTATTAATTTTTCTTCATTAAAAGGTTGATATGAAGTATCTGAATTTAATTGTAGATATATTAAACTATAATAATCATAATCTCTTTCAACAGAATGAGCAGTAATAATTTTGTTATTATCAAAATCAATAACTACTTGTTGTCCGTGAGCACCATCCATCATTAAAATAGGTCTATCTTCAACACCGATAGCATCCCATAAAAACTGACCACCATATGTTAATGCAACTCTATGGTTACCGTTAAACTTACTTGTTTCATAATTTCTATCTACTCTATTTTCGTACATAGTTTTTAAATACTTACCAACGCAAGTATCATTTTTCCAGTGATTTAACATTAAGTTAGCAATTCTTACATAATCATATCTGTCAGCATAAAAAGAATATCTACCGTACTCACCAGATTTTCTGTTACCTGATTGACTCTTCTCTAATGACTTACCAAAATAAACTCTTTTAGCAACTTTAGCGTCTTCAACAAATATCTTATGTAATAACTTATTCCATTCATCACCAGTTTTGTAAATAACGTAATTCATAATAACGTTAGTTGTTAAAGCACTATAGTTAAAATGAACACCAGGTTCTAAACCATCTTTACCTTTAAAGTATTTCTTCATAACATACTTGATAGGTCTAGTATTTGTATTTAAACCTTTGCCCTTAATAGCATTGTCTTTATGATAAAGTCTGTCACCGATTATTTTATCATCACCAGCCTGCATATTAAGTAAGTTAATTAATTTTTGATTTTCATATAAAGTACCTGCAACCGTTGGGTAATCTATTCTGTCATAAACGGTATGATTAATATAACCACCACACATGGCATAACCTGTAACTAAAGATACCAAAGACTTACCTACAGAATGTGAAGGATATGGTCCTCTATATTTTGATTTTCTGTTTTCATCAACTAAAATTTTGTTGTTTTCAAATAAGATGTAAGAAACTAAACCAGTTTTTTTATCATTTACTTGTTCATTAGCAAATTTAGATATTTCATTATTTTGTAAATCAAACTCAAACTCATAGGTTTCATTTTTCTTATCACCTATTTTGTATTTGTGCATACAATCAAAACAATATTTCTCACCAGCGAATGTTACGCCGATCATCATAAAGAAAGTTAAGATGATATAGAATATTATAAATTTTTTCATAGTGTTGTTTCTCCTTATTTAGATTTGAAGTTATACCATTCAGTAGTATAACCGTTTTGTTTATGTCTAGGACCTCTAATCATAAAGTCCCAATGATTAAGGTTCTTATCTTTACATATTTTTTTAACAAATTCTTTTCTTGCTTTTGATAAAGATTTGTATGGACCAAACATGTCAGTAGAGTCAATTAACTCAAAACCATCACCAGGTACGTCACCCATATGTAATTCTGAAATATAATACATTATTTGTTTCCTAATACTATTGTTATCAAACCTGTAGTGATTCCTAACAGAGCCATTACAGCACCAAGTAAATACTGATCTGATTCTACAGCACCAGTAGCGGCAACCATACTCATTAAGAATACGACACCGAAAAATATAGAGATGTTTTCTTTCATTGTGTTTTTGTCCTTTGTTTTATTGTTCATATACTGCTATATTACCGTATTTTTACTGAAAAATCAAGCAAAAAATGGAGAAAAATGGCAAATGTTCTCATTTTGTTCTCTAAAAACCCTTATAAATAGTAGAAAAAACGCAAAATATGAGGAAATTATGAAAAAAATGAGAATTTTTAAGTTTTGGAACGAATCGGGTGACGAAAAAGAGAAGGAAGCGATGAGTTTGAAGAAAGCAACAATGTCAGTACAAGGGGATTTCAAGGATAAAGTGATTGGCGTTGAATATATTAGTAAAAAAGGCAAAAAAATCGTAGATTCGGTAAAAATACCAGTAGGACGAAAGATTCGTCAATCAATAATTATTGAACAAAGAAGATTAGCAAGAAAAGCTGCGTTAGAAGCAAGACAAAGAGGGTAATATGGCAGTTAGAGAAGGTGATCCATTAAGTACAGGTCATGCTTGTACTGGAATTACAAGTTTAGCGATTTCTCCAGTGAGAACAGTTAAAGCAAACGGTATCGCAGGTGCTGTACAAGGCACTCCTACTGTAGGACACCCAGCTCCACCAACTCCCATATGTCCTGCTCATGTAGCTGCATTAAATCAAGGATCAACAAACGTTAAAATAGGTGGAATACCTTGGGGTCGTGTAACTGATAGTGCTGACGCAGGTGCAATGATTTCAGGTTCTTTAAATGTTAAAGTAAATGGTCTGTAAAGTCATATAAATATAGTTATGGCCTACTCAAACTATGACGCAAGTACAACTAACAAAAGTAAAAGATCAAATAGAATCTATAGTGATTTAAATTTGAGTTTTACTAAAAATCCTGCAACTAAAGATGTTGCAAGAATATTTGATGTACAGGCAATTAAGAGAGCAGTTAAGAATATAATCTTAACAAACAAATACGAAAGAGCTTTTAATTCTGACTTCGGTTGCAATTTAAGAGGTTTCTTATTTGAGAATATAACTGAACCATTACTTGTTATCATAAAAGATAGAGTTGCTATGGCAATTGAAAAATATGAACCGAGAGTATCAGTTGAAGATGTTGTTGTAAAAGAAGACATAGACAAAAATGGTTTAAATATTATGGTTTCATTTTTAATAAACGGTACAGAAGCACCAGTTTCAGTATCAACATTTTTACAAAGAGTAAGATAAGATGGCAAGAGCACACAGATTAGATATTTCAGAATTAGATTTTGAAAATATAAAAGGTTCATTAAAAAGATTTCTTTCAAATCAAAACGAATTTAAAGATTACGACTTTGAAGGTAGTTCAATGGCAATATTGCTTGATCTACTTGCATACAACACACACTACTTGGCCTATAATGCAAACTTCGTAGCAAACGAAATGTTTATGGACACAGCACAATTAAGATCAAGTGTTGCGTCATTGGCTAAATTAGTAGGTTACACACCTAACTCTGCTAGAGCACCAATCGCTGATTTAAAATTAGTAATCAATGATGGTACAGGTGCTACAATTACAATACCTGCAGGTACAAAATTCGGAACAACAGTTGATGGTTTAACTTATACTTTTGTTTCTATTGCTGACAAGACAGTTCAACCAGTTGATGGTGTTTATACTTGTCAAAGTTTAAGCGTTTATGAAGGTACTTACGTATCTTACAATTACACTTTTGATAGTTCAGATATAGACCAAAGATTTTTAATACCAAGTGACAGAGCAGATTCAACTACAATAAAAGTTGCTGTACAAAATAGTGTTTCTGATACCACATCAAACACTTATACAAAAGCAACTTCAATAACAGAATTAGATAGTACATCAAAAGTTTTCTTTTTACAAGAAGCTGAAGATGGTCAATATGAAATATATTTTGGCGATGGTGTAATAGGTAAAGCATTAGAAGATGGTAACATAATTAGTATAAGTTATGTTGTAACAAACAAAACAGAAGCTAACGGTGCAACATCATTTTCATTATCTGGTTCTATATCAGGTTTCAATGATATTACTTTAACAGTTAATTCATCAGCACAAGGTGGTAACGAACCTGAAGCATTACAAAGTATAAAACAAAACGCTTCTAGTTTTTATTCAGCACAAGACAGAGCAGTTACTACTGAAGATTATAAAACAAAAGTAAAACAACTTTATGCTAACACACAATCAGTTAGTGCTTGGGGTGGTGAAGACGCTGAAACACCATTCTATGGTAGAGTTTATATTTCTATCTTACCAACGAGCGGTTCAAATCTAACAGACGCCACTAAAGATGGTATAGTAAAAGATTTAAAAAAATATTCAGTTGCTTCAGTAACTCCAGTAATTATTGATCCTGAAACTACAGATATTCTTTTAACAACTACAGTTAAGTTTGATGAAAAGGCTACAACAAAAGTAGCTGATACAATTAAATCAAATGTTATAACTACTATAACAAATTACAACTCAAATACATTACAAGCTTTTGATACAATGTTTAGACATTCAAAATTAACAGGCCTAATTGATGATACAGATGATTCTATCTTATCAAATATTACAACAGTTCAATTAAGAAAATCATTTATACCAACTATTGGTAGTTCTACAAAATATTCAATTAACTTTGCAAACGCATTATACAATCCACATTCAGGACACAATACTAGTTCTGGTGGTATTTTAAGTTCTTCGGGTTTTAAAGTTGATGGTGATACAACTAACGTTTGGTTTTTAGATGATGATGGTAATGGTAACGTAAGAAGATATAGAATGGATGGTTCTGTTAGATCATATGCTAACAGCACACAAGGTTCTATTAATTATACAACAGGTTTAGTAGAGGTTAATTCTTTAAATGTTTCTAATATAGAAAACATTAGAGGTGCAGCTTCAACAGTTATTGAAGTTACGGTTAAACCTAATTCAAACGATATTGTTCCTATTAGAAATCAAGTATTAGATATTGATGTTGCAAATAGTTCAGTTACGGTTGAGGCAGATACATTAGTAGGAGGCTCAGCAAACGCTGGTATAGGATATACCACGACTAGTAGTTATTAGATGAAATGGCCGACTTTAAAGATAAAATATCAAATCTTATAAAT